GTGATGTAATGTTAAATAAAAGTAAATGTAAAGATTGTTTTAAGTTTGCAAGTAATAATAATTGCTTAGGGTATGAGGGGAAATTATATCTAAGCAAATATAGTTGTTGTGATATAGATAAGATAGTAAAGGATAATACATATAGTAAAGCATTTAATATATATGCTTTTGATAAAGATAATGTATTGATTGATTACTATGATAGCAAAGCATTAGATATTAATATAGATTAAGTGATATTATAATATAATATTTTATAAAAAAATAATTAAAATAAGTTGGCAGCCTAATGATGTAATTTAATTTTGAAAATAGATTTAAAATTAATCCCCCCCCTATAAAATGCAAAAAAAATTTGGGGGGTTTGGGAGACTTTTGGGGGATTTATTTATTACAAATCCAATTTTGATGCCCTAAAATAAAAAAAAGTAAAATACAAGCAGAACCGTTGAAACACCTACATTTCTTATTAAAAATGGGTGTTTTTTTGGTGCTTTTTGCCCCCTTTTTAAAATATAAAAATGCAAAGGAGTAGTGGGTATGAACATAAATTTGAAAACGGCTATGATACAAGATTTAGAAAATCTGAACTATGAAGTAACTAATTATGATAAAAAAATTATGGATATGATAGTTACTTTATATAATCAAATAAAAGATTGTGATAGAGGTTTACAGAAAGAAGGACTAATCATTGTAGTAGATGAAAAAGTCAAAGCAAATCCAAGAATGGATGTAAAATTGAAGTTACTATCAACTTTAAAATCATATTTAGGAATGTTTCCATTAGATATAAAAACTAAAATGATTATGCTAATAGAACAAGAAATAGAAGAAGAATGCGGAACTGATGACAGTTATGCAAACCATTTAGTATTAGAAATATAGGGGTGATACTATGAGTAAATATTTAAAAAGAAAAGTCCATAAAAGGGCGAACATGAAACAAATAATTAGTGCAAAAGAAAGACAAGAACAAAAGATAAAGAACCCAATAGAACTAATAATAGACGGTGATTTAGATAACATAGAAATAGAAGATTACTGCAAAGCAAATATTCAAAGTGGTATAAAGACAAAAGATTTTGAATTAGTAAAGCAAAGTTTGGAATTGTGTAATTACTTTAATTGGACTTATTGCAACGGAAATGCTTGTAAATGTCCTCTATTAGATAAGAGGATAGAAGGCTTTAAAGATGTGGTTAAAAATAAAGAATTATGCAGATTGTTTAAATAAGGTTTGGTGATAAAGATGATAAATGAAAATTTACTTAGAACCTTTACAGTAAATGTAAACATGAAAGACTTAACAAAAAATATTAATACAAGAGCTACGTTTAAAAAGAATGATTTCAAAACAGGTGTATTAGCCTTTAATCTTAATATGGATGGCAAACCGTTAGATATAACAGATTGTGAAGTAAAGGCTTTTATATTAAATAGTGATAATGAAAAAGAATGTATTGAGGGTATAATAACAAGTCCAAAGCATGGAAAAGTGTGCATTGGTCTTAGTAAGAAAGCATTAAGTTGTATAGGCGAAAATCGTATGGAGCTTTTAGTTAAATACGGAGAGCAAAAACTATATTCGCCTAAAATGTACTATAAAGTATCAGAAACTATTTAAAGATTAATAAATTATAATTTCATAAAAAAATTTTCTCCTTATAGGGTGGTATATGATTATATGCCACCCTATTTTTTTTATTCTGTTGAGGAATTTTTACAGGTACAAAATTTTATTTATAGATATATAAAAAAGAGGTGTAAGTATATGAGATTAGTAAAAGGGCATGGCATTTATGAAAAAGGAAAGTATAAGTGTAGTATCAACAGGAAACCCACTAGAGAATATAATTTATGGTCAAATATGTTGGGAAGGGTATATAGTGCAAGTTACCATATAAAAAAGCCTACATATAAGAACGTTTCGGTTTGCGAAAGGTGGATATACTTTCAGAACTTTGCAGAAGATATTAATAATATGTACGGATTTAATTTAAAAGATGATAAGGGAAACAATTACCAACTAGATAAGGATTTTTTAAATATAGAAAATAAGATATACTCAAAAGAGAATTGTGTATTTATACCAAGCGAATTAAATAACTTTATTACCCAATTACAAGTAAATAAAGGTAAGTTTCCGACTGGAGTTACCTATAATAAAAGGTATAAAAAGTACCAAGCTATACTATATGGAGAAGGTAAAAGGGAGTTTGAATTTTTTGATAGTGTAGAAGAATGCAGAACGGCTTATATAAAATCAAGAAATAATTATGCTAGAAAGTTGGCACACAGATATAGTGGAAAAGTAGACCAGAGGGTAATAGGATTGCTAGAAACTTATAACGAAGAAGATTATACGGGCAACAGGCAAGAAATAGCCTTAAAAGGTTAATTTGCTCAAGTATTTTCTACTTGCGAAACATATATAATTAAACTATAATAATATATATAATATATGTAAGGTTAAAAAAGACCTTGCAATGATGATATATGTTCCTACAACAGAACAGGAAACAGAATTAAAAAAGTATTTAAATTTCAACGTTTTTGAGGGATAAACCTCTCAAGAAGATGACGACGTTCAAAATGTTTACCATAACTGGGAAATAACTGAATAGTTATTATGAGTTAGGGATTTTAACGTTTTAGAATTTAAAATGTGATAATATAACACCTATGATTATGAAATATGGAGAAATCTGTGTTGAGTAATTAGAGGTGTTTTTTGCTTATTGTAAGAGTAAACATTGATTACTAGAGATTGAAGAAATAACAAATATACACTAAGGGATAAATTATAATTTTTAAGATATATTATTTATCTATATTATAAAATTAATATTTTATTTTGTTATTTCTTTAAGATGATAAATCATATATTTCTGATGTTGGGGTTCTTAGCGAATTATCTAGAAAAAGCTTAGAGCTTGAAGTCGGGAAAGTACAAAATGATGGGAAATGTGATTATAAATTTAAAGATAATCCAAAACAAGAAGGTGAATATATTTTATATCAAAGAAAGCCTAATAAAGATTGGAAACAGATATACAGCTTTTCTTTAGAAGCACAACTAGATATCGATTTTGTATTGCCTTCTTTTTATTGTGAATCACACCCAAATTCACCATTTATAAATTCAATGAAAGTTGCGCGTTATACAGAAGATGAGCATATAAGATTTTTTGATGGAGA